GGTAATTCAGGCCCCGACAAAATTTGTGACAAAGCCCCATCAATTTGACACTAACCTCGCTGTTCGGTATTATAGAGAAATGAGAATTACAGCCCTGGGCCTCCCGGATCGCAGACACCAAAACGGTCTGATTTTGTCAGATCGAGCCGTAAAGCGAAGATTTGATACTAGTTCGGGAAACTGGCTTTGCACAAAGTGCAAAAAATATAAGCCTGCGTCGGAATACCCTAACAGAACGACAAAATACGGCGCTCCGGTATCAAACTGCCTTGATTGCGGAAGGGCGACAAACTTGGCACTGCGAAAAAGAGTGGCAGAGGAGACTAGAGGCGAGCGGGAGGCTCAAAAATTGGTCCGAAAAGCGGAACGCGAAAAGCAAAAAGCAGTACGTACACGGCACTGCTCCAAGTGCGGTCAAGATAGACCTATGGGTGATTGGCCTAGGGAGGGCGGATCAAATAAGCTATTAAAGTACTGCTGCTCTCCAAAGAACCGATCATGGGCTGACGTTGCAAATGACATTGCACTGGGGTCAAAGGTTTGTAAGGCATGTGACGAGCGCAAGCCGTTTGAAGCATTTTCCCCACATCGCGACCGTCGAGACGGTAGGCAGACAGTGTGTCGCCAGTGCCGATCAGCTAAGGTGCATTCCGGCGAATGGAACGGTAACTTGCGCCGCCAAGCCCTTATAGACCAGCGATCAGACGGCTCCTTGACTGTGGATGTTCTGCGCCAGAAATACTCAACAGAGGTTTGTCCGTGCTGTGATGGTTACATGAAACGCGAAGACAAGGTGCTGGACCACATTGTCCCGCTTAAACTTGGTGGGCTGCACTCCTCCAATAATGTGACCGTGATGTGCTGGTCATGCAATGCGGCTAAGGCGGCGCATCACCCTGCGCGTTGGCTTCTATTGCTAAAGCCAGAAGCAGCCGCTAGGATGCGCGCTCACTATTCCAAAATGGGTTTGACTTTTGATGATTGAGCCTAGGAAAAGAGCGGGAAGCGAAAGCATGATGCTTGCGGGTGGCGCAGCCCTGTCCTACGACGAGGCCCGCACCAGGAAGGTGGCTGCCGAGGCCGAGATTGCAGAGCTTGAGCTGGCGCGCATTCGCGGTACGCTATGCCTCACTGATGATGTAGTTAAGGCCTGGGAGTCGGTGCTTCATGCCTGTCGCGCCAAGTTCCTTGCGATGCCGAGCAAATTGGCTGCGAATGTGGCGCACGAAACCGACATATCCGTCATTAAGGATGTCATCGAGTCGCAAGTGCGAGAGGCGTTGGCAGAGCTGGCGAACTATCAGCCGTCTGTCGATCCGGTGGCGACTGGAACAGTACAGGCCGCAGAGCCGGATGGCGGCGAGCCAAAGCCAAACAAAAAGATGGGTCGCCCGAGAAAGGTTGATAAGCTGTGAGCCTGAACGCTACCTTTCGTGTCAGGCTGGCCGCAGCTATCAGGAGTCATCCCGATAAGACTTTGGCGATCTGTCAACGGGCGGGGTATGATCCGAGCTACGTCAGTCGGGTTCTGTCCGGCGCTCGTCCGAACCCCACGCTGCTGTTCGTCGAGTCTATGGCTGGCGCGTTGGGCGTTGAGGTCTGGGATTTATTAAAATGACCGCTCTCGATCCGTCAATCCGACAGCAAGCCATGAGCAGGCTCGGCGGAGCCATGCGCCTTATGACGCCACCGCCACGTTTGAGTGTAGCGGAGTGGGCGGATCAGAAGCGTATGCTTGATTCGCAATCCTCTGCCGAGCCGGGTCGCTGGCTCACATCTCGCGCGGAGTATCAGCGCGGCGTTATGGACGCCTGCTCCGACCCAGCCGTGCGAGAGGTAGTGTTCATGTGCGCCGCCCAGCTTGGTAAGAGTGAATGCCTAAACAATACAATCGGATACTATATGGATTACGATCCCTGTCCGATCCTCCTCATGCAGCCCACTTTGGACCTAGCGATGGCCTACTCCAAAGACCGCATCACGGCAGGTCTTTTGAAGTCAACGCCATCGTTAAGGGACAAGGTTAAAGACAGTAAGGTGAAAGACAGTGGCAACACGCATCTTCATAAAGTATTCCCTGGTGGTGCCCTGTCTCTTGTTGGCTCTAACAGCCCTAGTTCCCTTGCTTCTCGTCCAATTCGTGTTGTTCTTTGCGACGAAGTGGACCGCTATAATGTCAGCGCGGGTGAGGAGGGCGATCCGATTTCTCTGGCAAAGCGGAGAACGGCTACGTTCTGGAACAGGAAGATAATTCTAGTATCAACCCCTACCTCTAAAGGGGCGAGCCGCATTGAGACGGCATACGAGGAGTCCGATCAGCGCCGTTATTTTGTCCCGTGCCACGATTGCGGCAGCGAGCAGACGCTCAAATGGTCGCAAGTGCAGTGGGATGACGGGGATCACCGCAGCGCGCGGTATATTTGCGAGCATTGCGGGTCGATCTGGACCGATTCCGACCGAAACCGGGCGGTTTCCCGTGGCCGGTGGCTTGCGGCTAGGCCATTTATTGGCGTTGCCGGATTCCACCTAAACGCCCTCTATTCACCGTGGGCCGTACTGGCGGACGCTGTGGAGGAGTTCCTCGCCGCCCGCAAAGACCCGATGCGGCTCAAGACTTTTGTTAACACATTTCTAGGGGAAACGTGGGAGGAACAAGGCGATCAGGTGGACGACTACTCAATCTCCAAGCGCAAGGAATCCTATCCGGCAATGCCAAAGGAGGTTGTGCTGCTCACCGCTGGCGTTGACGTTCAGGACGACCGCTTGGAGGTAGAGATTGTCGGCTGGGGCGCTGGGGAAGAGTCGTGGCAGATTGACTACCACATCATCTATGGCGATCCTTCGGCTCCTCGGCTCTGGGCGCAACTGGGTGAGATTCTGCTTAAGACCTATGACCACCCGACCGGCGAGGATATGGTAATCCGAGCCACTTGTGTTGACTCTGGTGGCCACCACACGCGGGCGGTCTATAACTACGCCAAGACGCGGGCTGGGCACCGGGTATTTGCCATCAAGGGCGTCGGCGGCGAGGGCAAACCGATCATCGGGCGTGCCAGCCGCAACAATGTCGGCAAGGTTCCGCTATACGCCGTTGGCGTAGATACCGCCAAGGAACTGCATTATTCCCGTCTGCGGATTGACGAGCCTGGTCCGGGCTATTGCCACTTCCAAGCCAAGCGGGACGACGAGTATTTTCGCCAGTTGACGGCTGAAAAGATGGTCACGACTTATCACAAGGGCTATCCGAAGCGCGCTTGGGTCAAAACCCGGACCAGAAACGAGGCTTTGGACGTTCGGGTTTACGCGATTGCGGCGTTCCATATCTTAAATGTCAATATGGATAGCGTTGTGAGGCGATTTTATGCTAATGTGGAACGCAAGGTCGAGGCTTCTCGTCCAAAGGCGGTGGAAAAGCCGCATCCTTTGGCCGATCCAAAGAAGCTGAAGCCGAAGCGTGGCGGGTTCGCTAATAACTGGCAATGAGGGCAGATGGCCAATCTTTTTGAAGCGGACAATGCACCAACGAGTGAACCCAATGAGGTCACGGTTGGTAGCTATATCCAGTGGAAGCGGCCCGATCTGTCGGCAGATTACCCTGTCGCCAGCTATAGCCTGATCTACATCCTTCGTGCCCGTGGCGGCGGGGCCGCTGAGATCACCTTCACGGCTAACGAAATCAACGGCGAGTACGTAGTCCAGATTCCAAGCACTACGAGCGCCGCATGGACCGCTGGCCAGTATCACTGGCAGGCCGAAATCCAGCGCACCAGCGATTCCTCGCGCGTTTTGGTGGATCGTGGCGACATTACGATCCTGCCCGATCTTGATGACAATAACACCGATCCGCGCTCCCATGCGGAAATCATGGTGGACAAGATCCAGTCACTGCTTGAGGGCCGGGCTGATAAGGATGTGTCCAGCTACAGCATCCAGGGGCGCTCCCTGGCTAAGATGAGCATTACTGATCTGCTCCAGTGGCGCGATTACTACCGAAAAGAAGTTGTAAAAGAGCGGCGTGACGCTGCCATTGCCAATGGTAAGGCCACCAAGACTACTGTAAAGGTTCGATTCCTATGAGCTTCTGGCGTGAAGTTTTTGGCCTGAGTGCCCCGGTGGCCGCGCCTTCGCGCAAGCGGAGTGCATATAACGCCGGTACGGTAGGCAGGCTTTTTGCCGACTTTCAGGGGACTTACGGATCACCCGACGCTGATCTGCGCCAAGACATCGTTCTGATGCGGAATCGCGCGAGGCAAATGGCCCGCGATGATGTCTACGTCAAGCGGTTCTTGGAACTGCTTGAAACTAATGTCGTTGGCGATCAGGGGATGGTTCTCCAAGTCAAGGCCCGTGACACCAGCGGCGGGATGGATGTCATCGGCAACCGGATTGTCGAAGATGCTTGGGCCGTGTTCGGTCAGGTCGGCAATTGTACGGCGGATGGCCGCATGTCGATGGTCGATCTGGAGAAGTACGTTGTCCGCACCTGTGCGCGGGACGGCGAGGCGTTCGTCCAGGTCATCCGCAACCGCAACTTCGCACATGGCATCGCTTTCCACCCGTTTGAAGCCGACCTGGTGGATGTGGAAAAGACCGAGAAGCTGAATAACGGCAACGAAGTCCGCATGGGCATTGAGGTTGACCAGTATCAGCGCCCTGTGGCGTTCTGGGTCAAGCGCAAGCACCCCGGCGACACCCAGTTTACCGCCGTTACGGCTACTGAAAGTGTACGTGTTGTAGCAGATGACATTATTCATGTTTACCGTCCGCTCCGCGCTGGACAGACTCGTGGCGAGACTTGGCTCCACGCTGCTCTGAGCCAGATCAAGATGCTCAACGCTCACCG